GGTTTATCTAATAATTTATAAACCGCTAATTCTCCCATGATACCAGTGGTTTGTTTTTCTCTATTACCATTAAAACCGGCGGCCCTTACACCAAAATTTTTGGAAGCAGTTATTTTTTTTGCATATTCTTCTATCTCATCCGTAACGGGTACTTTTATCATTTTATCCTTTATTGTTAATGGGGCCTCCACTCTCGCTTCAGCCCCATGTCCTGACAGAACATACTAATTTTTTAAATTTTTAGAAAAGTCTGGATGATATGGATAACACCTTTCACAACTTCCATTAGGCCATACTTTAAGAGTATAATCCCCTTCAAGATGACCGGCTATTTCAGTTTCAGCATTAATAGGCCTACCATGAATATCTTTATGTATGCCAAACATATTAACAAAACTTTTTATTATTTCTTCCTTCTCTTTTAAGTGTTCTTTTATTTCTGGCGATATTTTTGGATGTTTCATAATTAACTTTGTTTGAAAGTTAGCGATCTAATCTTTCCCACATTCTCGGTTTTTAAAACCATTCTACCGGCTTGATGATGACCTATTATTAAATTTTCTTGAATCTCGATTTTTCTTATCTCTTCCAAATTTCCATTTTGAGTTTCAATAAAAATTGGACAATCAGATACGGCTGTACCTTTTTGGCCCAATGTAAATTTATTTAAGTATTGTTGTAGATCTCTTACTCGCATGGTCATATTTTATTCTCCTTTTATTTTTTTAATTAATTTTTTTCAAAGTATTTTTGATTCTTTTCTAAATTAGCGACCATTAACTTTAATTCAACTAGCAAATCCTTGTAGTTGAACTGTTGTTTAATAGCGTTAGCTTGTCTTTGTACAAAAGAAAAGTTACTAACATTATTATTGTCCCTCTGCCCATCAATATGATCTACTTCTGTAAAGTTATCTTGAGCATTTAAAATTCTATTTGTTAGTTTACATCTAACAAAAGGAGTTATTAAAATTTTTCCTTCATCATCATAAGAAGGCTTTCCACTCCATTGATCTACTGCCGGCAACCTTTGGTTATCTTTGTTAATCCCTGGCCATATTTTATCCAAACAATTAAATATTTTAGTATTCTTATTTTTTAATAAAGCTTTCATTTCTACGTATTGTCCTTTCTTTTTTTTACCATATAAAAAATTTCTCCCTTTTTTATTAAGGGGAGTGGTAGTTGTTTTAGAATAGCCGATAAGACTATCCCTTTGTTTGCCATTGTATGCAAAATCCCAAACCTTACGCCAATTTTTTTTTTGAGATCTTACGTTTGTTTTATTTTTTTGGTCTACTCCTAAATGATAACTTATAGTTCCTTTACTACATGTCAACTCTTTGGCTATCTTATTATAAGAAGAACCATTTTCTCTTAAAATAAAGATTCTTTCTTTTAATCTTCTACTTAATGAAAGATTACTTCTCACTAATAATCTCCGTATCTTTTCGTTTTTCATAATAATCACTTACTTTCCCTAACCATTTGTATGTGTATTTTTTAAACTCTTCACCCTCTATAATAAATTCTTGGTAATAATTATCTTTAGAACACATCATGATTACACCTTTTTGTATAGAAGTTTTGTGCATATAATTATGTGCAAGTGCATACGCTACTAATTGAAGTTTATAATCCCCGATCCACTCTTCTTTCTTCGGCTTATTAGTTTGTTTAAAATCTATAATTGCATCTTGGCCCTTATGTACTCCAACCATATCAGTCTGTCCGGCATACAACCCAGGGTAGTGTAAGGTACATTCTATTCCATAATATTCTGAAATATTACATAGACCTTGTTCTATAATTCTAATAGCCATATTATGTGCATTAAGGCCCACTTTAGTCATATCTAAATAACCAGACTCATCGATGTAACGTTCTAGTATTTTATGCATCGCAGTGCCCCTAGCAGCCGCCTCATCGACTATTTTCACAGCATTGGCCTCTCCTATCTTATTTCTCCAAGCCAGCAAACCAGAGGCTTTCTCTGGATCTTGAGTTCCTGACAATATAGTCGTAACACTTGGTAACTTTTCTTGACCTGCTACATAATGACGTTCTCCATTGATAGCTTCTCTTATTGTCTTTGGATAGACATAACAATTATTGTGTTTCATATTATCTCCCTTTCACCATTGTTTTTAAAAGCCTGTAATAATCTTTCATATTGTCTATTATCTGCAGTAAGTTTGTGTAATAAAAATACGCAATTACTTTTATTATTTACTGCATATTTTTTATAAATAATTTCATAAGTATCAGACTTAACAACTTGTCTAGCTGCCTCACTTTTTGAACCCCAAACATGGTGAAAGTTTTTTTGTTTTTGTTTAATCCTTTCTTTTGCATAAAGATCAAATCTATCTAATAAAAACTGTGTTCTTTTAGCTGTCTTAATGTATTTTTTAACACAGCTAATAAGATCTGATTCTCTTAAACTATGTTCTTCGCAAAACTCAATTAGTTTATTATATTTCATTGTGTAGCCTTTTTTGTGTTGTTATTATTCTTTCTCGCTGTAAATATTCTTCTGCCTCACCCATCTCTGATGGATCTACATCTACTTTAGTAAATTTGTCATAGAATCCAGTACTCAATAAAAGACCTTTCGTAACAGGATGTTGTAATTTTATAATAGCTTTTTTTAGTATTTGATCCAATCTTGATCTAGTTACACCAAAATAATCGGCTATCTCAATTATATCATGTGGTTTGTCTATCCCTAACCCATAATGCATTCTGATTACTTTTTCTTCTCTAGGAGTTAGTCGAATAGATAAAACTTGTGTAATCTTTCTATCTAAATCAGCTTCAAGAAGAGTATCCCCTTCATTTTTATGGTAGCTAACTAATTGTTTAAGTTCTTTTTCATCTACTTTAATTTGATAACTACTTTTTTTAAATCCTTTAAGTTGTCTTTCCGTAAAACAATCCTCTATATTTTTACCTAGGATTTTTAAAACTTCTTTACAAAATTTAGTGGGCTTACCTGTTTTAGTATCTAAAGGTTTCCTCGAACCACTAACTAATTGTCCTATTTTAATTGAAGGATAACCATTAACAATTGAACATTGTCGTGCAGAAGGATAGCCTGCCTCCTCAATAGCTGATAATAATCTCTCATTTCTTATTGATATTCTTACTCTATAATCACTCATTTTTATTTCTCCTTTCTTTTTGTTCTAACTCCATTATTTGTACATACTCATTTAGTCGATCTATTTCTTTAGCGAGAGTCCAATTATCTTTTTCTACATATTTTAATCTTATAGATAATTCTTCTATCTGTCGTTCAAGATCCAACGGTCCGCGGTCCTCACTCATTGGGTTTATAAAAACTATACTCTAAAGTAAGTTCCTCCCCCATTTTAATATCTTTAAGTGTAACTAAATTCCATTCGGTTTTATTTCCGTCGGGCCTTTTTTTAATCTTCTCGCAATTAGGACCAGAGATTTCAACCAACTTATCATTTTGTAATTCTTTAATGGTTGGCTCATGATTAATAAATCCTCCAAGTGGAGTCCTGATTAATTCTTTAGGAGACATTTTATCTTTCTCAAATTCAATATGAGAAACCCCTAGATCAGTTCCTTTAGGGATGTCTATAGATGAAAATAAACCCTGACCTTCAATTAAACTTTCCTCGATAAATAAATCATAACTTAATGGCTTATAGTTTTTCTTCTCATGGTCCTTTGCTCTATTAGCATCTATTACTTCGAAGTGTTCTTCTTTTAATTCAGTCATAGATTATCTCCTCTTTTATAGTTGTTATTTCACCTTGATTGTTGCAGTGTTTACAATCGCTTATAAGTTCTTCTCTACCTTCCTCAAATAGAGATCTTATATAACCATTGCCTTTACACTCCGGACAAATTTCCTTACTCGCTCTTACCGTTCTTATATCCATGTTTTTTACTTTCTTTTTTTGCCAAACTTTCTATTGTTTTACTTACTGTTAAATCAGCATCTATTATCTTACCTTGTCTTAAAAAATTTAAAATTTTATAAGTTGCAGTAGATACACTAACTGACTTAAATTTAGCTGGATTTGCCATGTTTTTCTCTTCCTTTATTAATTGTTATTAACTTACTATCTGGGAAGTTATATCAACATAAAAGTGCTTGTCAAATAAATAATTTTAATATATATTAGGGATCTCTTCTCACACCTTTTGTTTGCCGTGGCTTTTTGCCACGGTAAACAAGATTAGAATTCTTCTAAACTACCGGCCTTGGCCTTGATATTTTTTATGTTTATTGTTATTTTTTTCAGATTTTGAGAGAGATTTCTTGTGAGTTCTAGGACGTTTTTATTTTTATCTCGTTTTACGTAGTAAGAAAAATTTTGTTTAGCCATTAGTCTTCCCAGTCATGAAGATAATAATCTCCTTTAGGAGAACTATTAATTATAGGGATGTAACTAATTTTACCATTAACTTTTTGTTCTAGATCAGAACCACAATCAATACATCTAAAATAAGTTTTTTCGATACATATTAACTTTGTATGTTCCTTGCATGTAGGACACTGTCCCCTAACAATTTCTGTATTAAATTTAAATGTTTTCTTTTTCATCTCTGTGATAATCTATCCATATGGGAATATATCCTTCCAATAACTTTGTCAAGGTCCATTAATTCCTGTTGGATCATCATTACTAAAACCTGAAGTTCTACAAGGGTGATAATTACCCAGGTGCTTAAGCCCATTAAAATTGTACCTAGTAATCCTATTAAAACTGTGTTAGTTTTTCTTGTCAATTAAATAGTACCGATTTCTTGACATACAAATTTAGTAGCTACTTTGTTATTATTAACAAACTCTTTTTCTTGTAAACGTATTATTTCTGTAGATATTTCTAATGCTGCAAGTGTACATTCTTTCCATGAATTATAATGTTGTTTTATTTCTTGTGGAGGTAGGCATTCGTTATTAATAAAAGAACATAAAAATATTATTAAAGTAAATTTCACGGCGTATTATAGTCTACCGGTCCACCTAATAAAGCCAGGGCCACCATCAACACAATTAATAATGCTGTAAATCTGTAATCCATCCTGGCGCTCTCCTTTATTGACATGACAAACATTCCTCTCCAGAATTTTTAGGATCACTACACTCGCAAGTATCACAAGGACAAACACCGTAGATATCTGTGTGGAACTCATCCAGGCAATGACACGCATGATGGCATTTTTTGCACTCATTTTTTTTCTGTTTCTCCATTTGTCTTTTCCTCTATTTCGTAAAAAAAATTATCTGTATCTTCAGTTCTCCACGCCCCGGTGTCCTCTACATTCCATTCGTTGTTTTGTACTTTCCAATCTGGAATGTCATTTTTAATAGTAAAAGAAGGCAAGTCCCATATACATCTATTGTTAGGTTGAGCCGCATAATTTCCATCATCTAAAGCCATGATGTGTGCACACTTATGTTCGTGTGGGATCTCTGAATGATCAGTATCTAGTATATTAGCATCTGGGTGAGCCCAGTCAACTGTAAAAAGATATGCACCATGGTGCCACTTCTTATCTTTACCAATATATTTTCCTGAAGCTGCGCTTAAGATAGCCCAACTAGTAACAGCAGGATGATAGCTAAAAGAATTCCAAAGCTCCAGTTCATCCAGTCGTCTGATTGGTACGTCTTGGACTTTGAAGCCACGTTGAATAAATGCGCTAATAGGCAGGCGATAGAATATTGCGCCGTTCTCCATAAGAGCATGAAATAGTATTGCCCTGCCACCCATACTGGTAATGCCAAAGATAATACAGTCTTGAACTTCTCCGTGATGTTTTTTACAATCATATAAATACTCCCTTCGTATTTGTGCATAAGTTGTGGGTATGTTGGCATTTAAATAAGCCATTACTTAATTTCACCCCAGTTAGCACCTGATTCGTAGTCAACTTTATTAGGTACTTTTAATTCCACAGCTGACTCCATTATTTCAATTATTTGTTCTGCTTGTTTATCAGATTCAATAGAAATATCTACTTCATCATGAATCTGTATATGAGGTACTATACCATTTTCATATAATGCTACCATACTTTTTTTTGTCATATCTGCTGCCGATCCTTGTATTAATTTGTTTAATGCTTTGTAAGTAAATGCACGTTTTAAAGGCTCATCATATTCTTTTCTAGCTTGCTCCAATGGTAATGGTTTAAAAATACCAAATTGTGTAGGTTGCCATAAATCAAAATGACATGCACGTCCACCTAAAGTTCTAATTTTACCATAATCATTTGCTTTTCTAGTTACATTATCCATAAGCTTCTTAACAAAAGGAGCTTTAGTGTGATACTGCCTAATTAATTTTTCAGCTGATTCTTTTTGTAAACCCAGTTCTGACATTAATTTATTTTTACCCATTCCATACATAAGTCCAAGGTTAATAGTTTTAGCTTGCTTACGTTCTATGCCTGCCATATCTGCTACTACTTGGTGAAAATCGGCATCACCTGCATTATAGGCATTAACAATTTCATCTACACCTTCTAGATTTTGTAACTTTGCATAATGCACTAAAATTCTAGGCTCTTGTTGTGAGTAGTCAAACGTTCCCCATTTTGTTTTTTCTTCAGGAATAAATATAGATCTAATCATCGGTCCAATCTCCGGGTGCCTCGCTGGTATCTGCTGTAAGTTTGGATTACTCATAGAGAATCTACCTGTAACAGTTCCACCTTGATCTGATCGTATTTGATTTATGTCTGCATGAATCCTACCTTTGGAAGCATGTTTAGTAATAGAATCTATAAAAGTTGTGTGCGCTTTATTAATCTCTCTTGCATCCGCAATTGACCTTGCTAATTCATGGGGATGATTCTGTAAAAAGTTTTTAGTAAAACTAGGCTCATTACTTTTTTCAGTTCTATCATAAGGAAGTTTTAATTTATCAAAAGCTGTAGCGATACTTCTTGCTGCGTGTATTTCTACATTAATACCTGTCAACTCCTTGATTTTATTAAGTATTTTGTTCTCTCTAACAATTAAATTTTTCTTTAGATTAGCTGCATGTTCAAGATCAACTCTTACACCTTTAAATCTCATGTCTACTAGACAAGGAAATAATTTAGTTTCCAAGTTAAACACATCCATAAGTTCTTGGTTACGAAGTTCTATACTTAATCTTTGCCATAATTTTAAGGTAGCTTCTGCGTCACGTTCAGCATATTCTCCTACATACATTGCAGGAAGCTTATACATTTCTGCTTTAGCATTTACTGAATAACTTTTAGCTGCTTCTTGTAATACCTTTTCATCTTTACCAATACCAACATAAAATTTAGCTAAAGTATTTAATGCATAAGACATTCTATTCTCATCAATTAAAGAAGCCGCAATCATTGTGTCAACAATGTGTCCTCTAATTTTAATACCTGCCTGTCTTAACCAACAAACATCATACATCGCATTGTGAAATATAAAGGTAGTTTTCTCTTGATTAACTAAATCCTGGACCCACTGTAAAACTAGTTTTTGTCCATATTTCCTCCACCCTCATGTCCGATTGGATAATAACCAGACCATCCATCTACG